ACACAAATGCTCTGCGGTACATGGTAAGGAACGCACCTGTCTCAACCTGATGCGCCATAGGTATGTACCTGCCCGGCCAGTTGTAGCGCCGTGTGATTGGCGAGGGGACGTTCTTCACCCCCAGATTGCGCAGCACCCGTGCCTCATCCAGCCCCCAATACACAGCAACAGACGACGAGCCATCATCGTGTGTCTCCACGATTTTGTGCTTGGGAATGATGCTGTACTTGTGAGGGTTGCGGGTTCGTAGTATTAAGGCCTTGTCGTCAACAATTTCCACATGCTTCTCCGGTTGTTTTAGTTATGCGACCGAGTGGTTTTTGGTTCTGTTGAACGTGCGGTTAGCGGATGCAGGCTTGGCTCTAAGGTTACTGCGCACCGTCTTGCCACCTTTGTCTACGGGCTTGATGTGATCCACATCCATGCCGTCACCCTTGTGCACAACGCCTTCCTTCATGAGCATGGCCCGGGCCTTGTTTCGCTCAGCACGCTTTTTGATGACGGCTGGTTTTTGCGCATACGCAGGATACGTGTCGCGGTCTTTGGGGTTTTTATAAGGCATGAATGTTCCTTAGTGTTTAGGATTGAATTCGCAGCCAGTGACTTGGCACCAGCCGCATAGGGGCGTTGATGTGGGGTTCCACACATCGTTTGAGAAGCTGCCTTCGAGCCGAGCCACACGCTCACGGTATTTCCACCAGATCGCTTCGGCTTGGCTGCGCTGCATCTGCATCTTGACCATATCATCCTTGACGATGAACAGCAAGGCAGAGTTGACTTTGCGGATGTGCGGAAAGTGCACGAACACCATGATGGACATGAGCACGAGCTGGTCACGGTCAGGGTACTTGTTGTTACCTGTTTTCCAGTCACCCACCCACGCTGTCAGGTTGTCGTCGTCGATGATGAGGATGTCGGCAATGCCGCGCACCCACACATCCTTGGCCTTGAACCCAGTAGGGCGTAGGTCAGCCGTGACGCCCATCTCGTACTCAGCCAGCACACGCCCGGGTTTGGCCAGCAAGGCGTCCACCACAGGCTGGAACTGCGCGTACTTCTCAGGGATGGGTGTGCCGTTCACGATGTAGTGCTCAATGGCTGCATGCACATCCGTGCCGTAGCGCGTAGCCGTAGTCTCTTGGAAGGGGTACTTCTTTAAGACCTTGACCTCGTGATAGCGCCGGGCACAGCCCTCGTAATCCTTGAGCGCACTGTGGCTCCATGTGACTTGCTTCATTTGAACTTCGCAGTCTTGATGACTTGGGTTAAGCGGTTGGCAAACTCGGTCACGAACTTCTCATTGTGGTTTAACTCGTGCGCACCCATTTCCTCAAGGATGGCGTGAGTGACCTCATGCCAGAACGTGTCGGCTACCTCGGTGTTGCTGTAGCGCTTGCCTGTTGTATTGCTCATACGCCCGATCTCAATTGTCTTGCGGTCGTAGTGCACACGACCCATCTCACGTTTGCGCAGCATGGCCTCGACAACCTCGACCGAATACTGCTTCTTACCTACCCTGATTCTTGTTGGTATCTTCATACTTCTCCTATAGTTGTTAGTAATGCGTAGGCGTTACGCACAATGTCTTTGCTTAGGTAAATACATGCGCCGTGCTCATCAACGATTTCTACAAAGTCATCTGCATTTTCCAGAGTCTGTGCTTCTTCGATGTACACAGCGTGACCTGTTACTAGCATCATACTTCTCCTTAGTTTTTTGCTAACCCGTACCTACGGTGTGCGCCACCGTCAGCGTCCAATGGGATGCCCGGCATATATGCTGGCTCCATAGTCATCTGCGCCAAAACCCATGTTTTAGCGTCCGCTACTTCTGCGTCAGGAACCACAACGATCTGCTCGTCATGCACTGTTCCCGCCACAAAGTATCTCTTTGCAGTTCTTAGCATACCATCCGTCATCACGCATCTCGCTACGCCCTGCGTGACGTTGTTGGTAATCTTTCCTGCGTATATCTTAGTACGGTTTTCACCGTACGTCCACTCTTTTTGTTCCTTGCCTGTCTTCTCATCCTTGACACGGCGCACGTTCAAGTCAGGGTACAGTACGCTCATGCCGGACGGAAGGATGATCTCCCCCTTGCGAAAGGTCAGGCACTTGTGCTTGTACTCCTTGCCCTTGTACAGGCTGGTCTCGATCAGCTCAGAGCACATGTTCCAGAAGTTTACGACAGGCGTAGCCGTTGAGCGGTACTTGTCGATAATGGCTTTGGTTGCAAGGCAGTGGATCACCAGCTCTTTGGTAGTGCACGTATGGGGGATGGCTTCGAGCTTTTCTACGTTCACATCCCAGTCGAGGAATCTCTGTGCCATGTCTTGCGTGACCCCGAGCTTTTTTGCAAAGGCCAAGTCATATCGCTGTGGAGGCGCACCGAGAAAGCCGACAAGTAACTGCGCTGCAAACTTTGCCCAGCCAAGACCATAGCCGCACCCGAGAAGAGCTGACTTAGCAGATTGGCGTAGGTCAGGATGAGACTCTTTTGAGAGTCCGGGGATGTTAAACATCTGAGAGCCGAACGCGGCGTATGGGTCACCTCCAGCGCGGAAGATGTCAAGCATGTCCTCGTAATCTGAAAGCCACGCGAGTACTCGCGGCTCAATCTGCGATAAATCCCCCACGACGAGCTGCTGCTCCTTGGGAGCCATAATTGCTTTGCGTAAGAAGCTGCCTCGCTTGAGGTTTTGCATGTTGATGGCGCTGCCTTTGCTTGCAGTCCACCTGCCCGAGAGCGCACCATAGTACGAGAGCGGGACGGGTAACGCGCCGCGCCCTGAGATGTCCAAGAACCGCTGCGCACGGGTGCGCTCAGTGGTTGACTTAACCCGTAGACGCGCTTCACAAAGAAGGGCAACGTCTTCACGTTCACCATTGAGAAGCGCTTGAAAGAGTGCATCATTCTTAGCAAACGCAAGTGTTTCTTTCCCGGTAGTTTTACTGATTTTTGTTGGGGGAACCACGCCGAGGGTTTCCAGTATTGCTGCAAACTGAGGGTTCGACGCAAGTGCAGTCTCTTCCACGCCGAGCTTTTGTAATAGTGCTTCACGTTTTTCTTTCTCATCAAGGATGGCATCGGACAACATGTTGGGGTCGAGCACAAGGCATGCACGGGTGTACATCTTGAGCGTCATGTCGATGAGGCGCAGCTCTTTGGCGGGGTATCCAACAACCAAGCGTTTGAAAATTTCTTCGCAGAGAAATACGTCGTGCTGGCAATACGTGGCCAACTCTTCTTCGATCTCTTGCGTAAGCTCGGAAAGTCCATTAGTCGAAGCGAGGGCTTTCCCTTTTTCTGGAAGTCCAAAAGCGCTTGCCAATCGTGCGAGGGAATTGCCAACCTCCACCCCGCGTAAAGCTCGCGCCATTGATAGCGTATCGAAGATGAAGGTGGGACGTACTCCGTAGACCCATTCCATAATTGATACATCGAACTGTGCGTTGTGCGCAAGCACTGCGGTTCGTTCCCAGTCGATCCCATTAAGGTACTCACGTAGCTCAGCGTCTCTGTACCATCGAATAGGTTCATCACTTCCATATTCATGTACGCAGGCTCCGAATGATTTGAAACTCTCATCACGAACATACTCCTCGGTTGTCATCTTGCTTAAGGTGAAACCAATCTTGGTGTCCCAATAGGTCTCGAAGTCGATCGTCAGTATCCGGTCGTATGGTGCGCTCAATTGAACATCTCCTTGGCTGGCGCGTCACGGGTCACTGCAAGGTTCATAACCTCTGACGCCTCGCGTACCATGTCCGCCGCATCCATGTCGCTGGTGTTCACGCCCATGATCCCCAACGTGTCCTCAGTGCGGCGAAACGTCAGCACTGCCATACCCTTTGCGCCCTCGCCATAGCAGTCAGCCAGTATCGTGAGGATCATCCCCAACTGACGACGCTCCTCCTCATCAATCGTCTCAAGTCGTGCCAACGCTTCGCGTGACAGTCGGTTCATTTCATCGTGCATCTTTCTTCTCCTGTAGTAGTTGTTTCAGTTCATCTAAATTATCTTCCCGGGCCACGAAGGCAAAGCCGCCAGCATCCCCAATCCATTCCAGCTCACGCTCTTGTAGTGCGGTGGTCTTGCCCTTGCCTGCCTTGCACTCGATGGCGATGAACTTGCCGTTCATGCAGCCGATGATGTCCGGTATCCCGGCACGGCCAAAGCCGTTGCCCGGGGGCATGAAGTGGTACACATCCAGATGATTCAGTATTTTGCGTACTGCGTCCTTGACCCGGCCTTCAGGAGTTTGTGCCATCAGTAGCCCCGCACTTCTTTGAGCTTCATCAGGTAGTGCTTGGCCTTGCCTGCGTCATCGCTGCCAGCCTTCTTGCCTTGGCGCATGCTGTATTTGATGACGTTGCCTTTGAGAAAGCCAATGAACTCTTCTTCAGAGAGCACGTTCTCCATCACATCCCACGGCTGCACGGCCATGTCCTTGTAGTGTGTGCCGCTAACCTGTATGTCACCAGCGGCTGCGCCATTGAACAAATCCATTTGTGCGTCTGTGGGTATCGGTTTAATCATTGCATTCTCCTTTGTTAAGTGTGCCTGTGTGGATGTTGGCCAGCGGCGTGAGGGACAGGTGGCCTGTGCCAAACTGCTTGTACTTGAGGCCATCGTTGTCGTCGATCAGCCCTGCCTTATGGCGGCTCCTAAAGTGTGGGTCAGTGGCAAAGATACTCAGTCGATCTTCTTCGGCCCATCGGAACGGGGACAGGGGTGGGCGCGGCGTGTCTGGTTTCATTACAAAGCATCCTTTCAGGGGGTCGTATTTAATCATATCCATGATGGGTATGTCAGTCATGATTGCTCCTTAAGCTCTTTCAGTTTCTTTGCAACTTCCCATTCAAGGATGCCAATTTTTTCAAATGCGCCTATGCGGTAGTCGTTGCGGTATCCAACAAACGCTTCTACCTCCGGCTCAATGTCCAACCCATATTGGTGTGCTTGCGCATCCAGAGGGTCGTGGTGCAGCTTGCCGTCAGTTGTTGCGTAGGCTTCGATTGGTGTGATCGGTCTCATTTCTTTTTCCTTGGTGGTGGTGTGTCTTCAGGTACAGATATACAAATGTAAACAGCAGATGGTGCGCCTCTTGCGCCTGTGGTTATCCAGCGGTCAATGTACACCCCGTAGATCAACGGTATGGCGCTCTTAATAGCGCCCTGCTCAGCGTCCAGCTTGATGCCAATCTCCTTGGCCGTGAGTCCGTCCGGGGAGCGTAGCAGGGCAGCTCGTATGTCGTTGTGTCTACTTGGTCGCATCTTTTTGCTTCAGTGTGCGAACTTCATTTACCAATGCGCTGTTCTGAGCCATCAAGTCTTGCAGCATCTTGATGTGTTCTTTGTGCCGCGCCTCCATGACGCGAACCACTTTGTCAAAGCGGTGCATGTTGGTGGCAAATGCGCCGTTTAAAGCCTCGCGGATGATGGCTGCTTCGTACCAAACAAAGTCGGCGCTGATGCCTTCGGCCATGTGGCTTTCTTTGATGTGAAATTCTTTTAATTGATCGGGTGTCATGATTGATCCTTGTTAAATGCGTCGTTGAAAATATTGGCTGCAATTGCGTCGCGTTTGTGCCACCATGGTTTACCGTCTTTTTGTCCTAAGAGCCGTATTACTTTTGCTCCTTGTTTAAAGCCGCCCATTCTTCGTCGGTGATAAGCGGGATAGGGCTTGTCTCCCATACAACCTTTGGCATTTGTCGCATGACATTGTGAATCTGCTGCTGACTCACGCCCCCTTGCTCCATTGCATAACGCACAGCCATCATCCGGGCTATGGCCTGACTCTCGATGCGGTTGAATTCGTCGTCTTCAGTGTTCATTTTTGCTCCTTAGTTTGGCAATTTGGTCATCCCACCGCAGTCCGTTCATGTGTTTCCACCCCTCTAGCTTGTCGGCAATGAACTTCTGATTGCCTTTGAACAGATCAGTGCGTTAATCATCATGGCTTCACCATCACATCAGGAATAATCACGGATGGTTTAAACACCACACGATAGAAGTTTACGCCGACATTCTTGGCATCAAGCTGCTCAAGGAAAAACGTCACGTTGTCGGACAGGCCAAGGTAGTGCTTCTTGTATGCGCCGGGGCCAGTCTTGCAGGTCACAGACAGCTTACCCTTATTGTCGTTGTTGCCCAATGAGCAGTAGCCTTCAATGGTCAACATGTACTCGCCAGTGACGCCGTTGTAGAAGATGATGCGCCGTGCCACTTCGAAGTTGTCTGCGGCTTTGGACATATTTTCTGAGGCCACATCTGCATCAGATGAGCAGCCAGCAAGAATTGCGATAGCCATTGTTGCGATAAGTTTTTTCATTTGTTTTTCCTCGCCTCGCGGCACAGTTGTTTAATTTCTGCTGAATAATCCGGGCTAAACTCCACCAAGGCGCAGTCGGCTTTCTTGGCTTCATGCAGTGGGGGATACATCCAAGCGCACAGGAACACTACGGACAGGAACATCATCACCATGCAAGCCATCACTACCGTATCAAGTAGGTCGTCCATATCAGCCCCCGAACATGGACTTGAGTTCGTTGTACAGGGCACGCGCTTGATACACGGTCAACGGGTCAAGGATGGCTTTCGGATCGAACGTAGTGGCGTAACTGTCAAGTGGGCGTGGGCGAGACTTAGGCAACTCAGGTGCGGGGAGAGCGGCTAGGGAGGCAATACCTTGCGCCGCTTGTACGTCTTCTTGTACAGCTATGTCTTTGATGCCCTTGGACTTGGCCTCTTCTTTGAGCGCCTCTACGCGCTTCTTGAGCTTGTTGATCTTGGATGCGGGTGACTCGCCCAATGGTTGATACGCGGATGTCTTTGCGCGGTAACTATTGTTGCCGTCCTTGATGAGCTGGTTACTGCGCCACAACTGACTGACCACGGACGTAACCGAGCCGGGTTTGAAGCCTTTTCTCTCCATCGACAGTGAGATTGTTTTGCACGTTAGGCCGGGGTTTTGCACGATAAAGTTAAACGTCTCGCGCATGACGTTGTTTTTAATCACGCCGCCACGTTTGGAGGCAGGTTTTGCAGAAGGCATGAATGTTCCTTTTGGTTCTGTGGCTACCACGGGCGCCCCCGCGCCCTCGTCGTCCCACTCGGCTAGGGTTTTTTGTACAACGGATTGAACGTGTGTAGGGGCACGCAACAGGGCGGCGCTCATAGCGGTTTTAATATCAGGCATGGTGACTCCTTAGTGGGTTTTGTTTGAGGTGAGGGAATAGGCAAGGTGCTCAACGGTGAGGGTGTGGGCGAAGAGCCACTTGTCCCCCAGTATGCGGATGCTTCGCGCCCACTTGAGTTGGTTGGCGCGGTTGACCTCACGCGGGGCGAGGTCGGAGTTATACAGGCGGCGTGCCTGTGCTAGACGGACTGTGTTCATTATTAGATGCTCCTTGGAAAGATATTATTTGTCCAGCTTTGGACAGAAGTCAATAGGTTTTTACATTTATTTTTACGGCCTCCAGTAAAGAATATCAAGCGCTGCCACGATCAGGGCCAGCAGGAAAACCACGCGCTCGATGCGCTGCCATGTAGTCAGTTTCATTCAGAAGCCCTCCGCTTTGGCGATCGCATCCCGCGCTGCATCAAATGCCTTGACGATCGCGTCGTCCCGGTCTGGGTCGTAGCAGTTGTCCATCATGGCGTACAGTGCAGCCAGTAGCGCAGGCGCAGCAGCCATCAGACGGGCGTTTGCCTTGGCATCCTTGAGGGTAGAGCGCTTGTCTCCCTTGACCCGCGCAAGCGGGGCAAACCCATAAGATTCGCACGAGACTAGGTACTCTCCGTGATTACCTTCGTGGTAGCGCCACGATCCGGCGGTGTATAAACCTTTGCGGTCAGGTGCAGGTAAGTTGTTCATTTCATTTCTCCTTGGTTAAAAAACTTATGCGTTCGTATGGCAAGCATCGAACAGGGTAAGCAGCACACTGCCTGCATCGTGGGTGTGGCTCATGCGCATGGCCTCCTCCAGCACCTCGTCGCTGAGCATCCTGCGGTTGAGGAACTTGAGCGCCATCTCTGGGTCTTCGGGGTATGCCTCTGTTGCGATCATCTCCAGCAGGTCAGCGTACAGCCCCGCCATTGCGTCATAGATGGCGTCTTGCAGCATCTCAGTTTCGAGGTCGAGGTCAAGCTCGTATGCGTCTGGCAGGTAGCTGCCTGTGTACCAACGGCTGTCGTGCAGGTATGCGGCCTTGCCCCAGTTGTCGAACTTGTGCTCGATCACGGATGGGTCACGGCTAGTGGGCAGCTCGTCCCAGTCGAAGCCCGTCACTGCATCGGCCAGCGCTTGGAAGTGGAGGACGTCGATGTACTCGCGGTCGCCATGCTCGTGGTAGTAACCGACACTGATGTTGGTGCACTCGGGGATGATGTCAGTGAACTCGGCAGTATCGGTATACACCCCCGTGTCGTCAGGCAGGTACATCATGCGGTCATCGCGGTTAAGCGCACCGGACAGCGCCTCGGCAAATACATCGGAGCAGCAGCGGCCATACCCTTGGTGTGAGATAACGCTGTCGATACCCTTGCGGTCGAACGCAATGGCGCGGTCGAACTCAGACAGCAGGCCGGGCATATTCTTGGCCACGAACTTGGCACCGATACCCCCGCACTCCTCGCCTTGCGTGAAGATGTAGTACCCCGGCACACCGGCGTGCAGCAGGTGCATGATCATCGCACAACCCGCGCCATCATCGGCACCCAGCGCCGCGCCGTTGGCAGACCAGCGCTCGGCTGTCTTGGTGATCTTGTTCTTGCCCTCAACGTGGTGCACAGTGTCAACGTGCGCAACGAACAGCGTCTTGTGCTCGGCAATTAACCGGGCGTCAACGTGCAGGTTACCCGCGCCATCATACGATGCTGGCAGGCCCTCGGGCAGGCGGTCTTGCAACCACTGCGTGAACACAGCGGTGGTCTGGGATTCATTGGGACGCTTGACGGATAGGGCACGTTGGAGCGTAGCGATCAGGATAGATTTGTAGTTCATGTTCATTCACCTTGGGTTTCAGTTACGGGTTGGTTGACGCCATTGGCATCGCGCAGGTAGGGAGTCCAGATGCACTCAATCTCTACGCTAGTCTCTTCTTTGTCAGCCGTTGCATCGGCTATGTGTGCAGGGATGTAGTCGTCGTGGTAACGCTCGCCCTCGTACTCGGTATAGTCAGTGCAGTCGTCCGTGTACCAGTTGCAAGACTCAGCGCACTGCCAGCAGTCCTCACGCATGGCGTACTCATCGGTGTCCTCGGCGAGGCAGGTGCGCTCGTCGTCAACGTGATACCAGGCGCCATTGACCTCGACCGCGTTGTCGAGGTGCTCGTACTCACCGTTCTCAAGGCCCACGATCTGGTTGTCCCCAAGGTAGTCCTCGTCGTAGTACTCGTCGTTGCAGTACACAGCGTAGTCGCTGTTGACATAGTACTCGTAACCCCTACGTCCATACACACGGGTGTAGTTGTTCTCAAGGCATGAGCTACATACGTGCTCGTCCTCACCGCGTGTTACCCAGTAGCCGTCATCGTTCTCGGTGCGGTCACCGCAGTGCTCACAACTAAAATAGTCCTCGTCATCGCCTTGGTAGTTTGGCTCGCCGCTTGTCTGGTTAAGCTCGTAATCCCCGCCGTCATCTATGACCAGCACAGTGTGCCCGTCCGCACCAATCGTCTCGCTCACCGTCTTGCGGTTGCCGTCCAGATACGGTGCAAGGAAATGCTCTGAGGTACTGAACCACGACATGCGCTGACCCTCGCGCCACGAGTGCGCTTTCTCGAACCCTTGCTCTTGCAACCAGTTCTCCATGCCGCCATCGACCTGACTGTACGCACCCTCAGTAGTTGGCTTGAGATAGGTACGCACGAAGTACTTGTTGTCCTCGGTGTCAACGACCAGCGCACGACTGATCGTCTCGCCGTTCAGTATGCCGACCGCCAGCTTCCATCCATACTTGGGGTTGTATGTCTCGTATGGGTGACGGGTCTGCCCATCACTGCAACGCACACCTGCTCGTGCGTACCACACCATGCAACTGCCCGGGCCTTGGTGCAGGTGGTGGATCATCTCGGCGCTGGTGGACACCAGCTTGTACTCGGCGTTGGTGCCGTAGCGTGCAACCAAGTCGCGTATGTCGTGGTCAGCCATGCGTGGCCAGTGACGGCGCAGATACTTGCCGATGGATGTGACGGTCTGCTTGTCGCTCTCACCAGCACGCTCGTCTCTAGTATAGGCAACCCGTCCGGCATCGGCAACGCTAGCGTGCGGCCACTCAAGCAAGAGTTGTTGCCAGTCATAGGGACGCTCGGTCTTGAGCGCCGCAAGCACAGCGGGGTGGCAAGTGTAGCGGTTGACCTCACGGCAAAACCAGTCGTTCTTGCGCTCGCCGGTTGCGTTCCTCCGCACGATGTTCACGGTAGTGCGCCAGATAGTCATCATGGCAGCGGGGTCGTATGAGTATTTCACTTTTTATTTCCTTGGGTTTGGTTTGGGGCTAGGCCGTAGCCCCCACGGTTTGAACTGGGCGGAACGGTTGCGCCCACTTACTTCTCTACTACTGTCCAGCCCATCGCCCTGATGACGCGCTTGATGGATGGGTCTGGCGTAGCGCTGTGTATCGTTGCTGTCTTGTCTGCGTGGCGCACCCGCACCAGCGTTCCTGATCGGGGCACTATCCATACGCCGCCGTCTTTGAGATTGGCGAAGTGCTCGGTCGTCCACTGCACAGCGTGAGCCATGCCTTCTTTTGTGTCGAGGTCGTAGTTCATGTCAACTCCTTAGGCACGTCTACTTCATCACCCAGCTTGGATGCTACGTAGCACCGCATAGCGGCGATGAGTGGGGTTGGGCCTTTAAACCAGTTGTCTCCACCCATGCTACATTCCCACGATAAACCGTAAGGTCGCAGCAGTAACCATTCACGCTCTATGATCGGCCCACCTTGTGCCCAGTCGGTTGACGGTAGATATGATTGCGCCCAGCCATTAGAAAGTGCACGGTCAACGTCGTTTAATTTGACCCAGTGCGTAGCTACCGTATCAAACCAAAAATCTGTGGCGCCCTCACACTTTGCCACCGCCCAATCAAGGGCTGTTCCTGTCAGTTCATTTGTTTTCATGCTTTCTCTCCTACGAGTTGGTTGCGGATAATGTCGAGCTGGTCGAGCACCGCTTGGCGGGTGCCTGCAAAGCCCATCATCTTGAGCGTGGAGTAGGCCGTTGGGCCTCGGGACTTGGACAGCCCCTTCATCTCCAGCTTGAGCATGGCACGCAGCGTCAAGATACGCGCCGCTTCGATCTGTGAGCCTGTAAGTACGGTCATTTGTTTTCTCCTTGGGTTAGGACGCTTTAGCGCCTATGGGGTGGTAAATGGTTTGGATGGTTTGAACTGGGCGGAACGGTT